TTTCTTTTCTTCTCTTCAAATGCATAGATGAAATCATATATTGTAGCACGTTTATCTGAAGTGAGGGGTGAGGCTCCAGTTGAGATGAAATCTTCTGACTCCATAGAACTGGTATCGGAGTTCTCTTCTAATGAATCAAACTCGTTCATCGTCTTATACTTGATATACAGTTGTTTCTTCTCTTTTTCAATTCTTCGTAAAAACGCATAGTAAATAATTTGAGTAAAATAGGCAAATGGGTTTGAAGATTTCTCTGGATCAAAATTTTTAATATACTGAACACAGTTCTCAATACCATCACATATCATATCCTCACGAAACATATAGTTTACAAAGTTTGGTTTATATGATAAGTGTGTAGCAATCTTCAAGAAACATTCTCCTATGTAATTAGGAACACGAGGTCTTGCTGCTCCATCGTCACGTGCCTTTAAGACAGAATTACGATAGACAGTAATTGCTGCTAGAAACTCTTTGTTATTGACATAATATTCTGTCTTCTTTCTCATTCTAGGCATTTCTGTTATCCTTATTGTAGGGGAAATGAACACAATTGTCAAGAGGGGGTTGACAAATGTTTAAAAAAGCAGTAGACTAACTCTGTCAAGGGTTAAAGGGGGGTCTAGCTTCTTTTATATAATTCTTCAAGAGCTTGTTTAGTTTTATTCACGGAACCTAAATTTCCCATATCACGAGTAAATTGTTTGGGATTAGCAGCTTCTTTAAATTGTGATAACTCTATGTGTTGTCTTTGAACAGTGACATTATAAAAATTTTTTATATTAACATCTTCAACTTCTGTCATTGTAATAACATGTTTTTTAGGAAGAACAAATGTATGGTCAAAAGTAGAAGTAATCCATTCAGTTAAAGCAAAACCTCCGATCCTAAGATTTTGTTTAGTAGTATCTATCTTAGTCACTTCCATAGGACTATCAAGCACTAGACTATCATCATCAGGCATATAAGAAACTTTTGATATAAGTTCCTCTCCAGTAGTAAGTTTAATTGTAGCGATAAAATCTTCTTCCATTAACTTGCTTTTAAATTTATCTTAATGACTTCATATTTAAAATTCTCTTCGTTGTATATAGTTACCCTTTCGTTGAGATGTTTTATAGTATAATTTTGACCTCCGATGTCATCAGCAATATCATATAGTGTTGCTATACTCTTTCCTTCTCCCTTACGTAATACTCTGCCAATTGATTGTAGGTTTCGGATACGGGATTTGGAGGGCGACGCAAAGATGATGTTATGAAGACGCTTAATGTTAATTCCAGTTGAGAAGGTGCCGTAAGAGGCAACGATGATTGCATTAGATTCCGTCTCTGTTAGATTGCGTACTTCTTCCCTATCTTCTACGTCAGTTCCTCCGTGTACAAAAAATACTTTACGTGAGGATTCTACATTATTATTTATCAATTCGTATAATGGTGTACCATGTTTTTCTACATAGTTAAATAGCACTAGGGTGTTACCATCTAGGTCCTTGACTAGATTCTTTATGAGGTTATTTCTACCTTTATGCTCTACAAGATATTCTATTTCATCTTGATATGTCTCGAAATACTGAGGAGCATGTTTACAAAGTAGGATTTTTATCCTAAAATTAGAAAGGTAACCTTCCTTGATTAGATCATCTGTTTTAGTTACTTGTTCACACTTGCCAAACAAACCTTCTAGTACCCACTTGTGAGTCTTACTCCCATCTAGAGTACCAGTAAAACCAAACCTATACTTGGCATTGTGTAACTTAGTCATGATACCTGTCAATGACTTTGACTTAAAGAGATGTGCTTCGTCACCAATTACGCAATCTATATCATCAAAATATCTTTTAGGAAATTTGTAGATAGATTGCCAAGTTGATATTATAATAGGTTTTTCAGTATTCTTATCCTTACCACTATAAATTTTATGAACATGAGCAGCAGCATTCCACCCGTAAGAAATAAAATCATTGACCATCTGCTCAACGAGGGATGTAGTTGGGACGACTATAAGTATCTTCTTTGCGGTGGCAGCATAGTATCTGACTATGGAGTAGATCATCAAAGATTTCCCAGATCCCGTAGGAGAAAGTAACAACTTACGATTATTTTTTATAGCCTCGTAGACTGCCTTGTATTGGTAAGTACGAGGTTTTATATTGCAAACCTTATCCATAAAGGTTTTAACACCTGCTGGTGATACAAACTTATTCTCTTCATGTATATCACCATACCATTCACTACTCTCATACTCTATCTGGTATTGTTTCTCATGTGCCCATGTATGAAGATGCTCTGTTAGACCATGATACAATGCACCAGTAGCGGGTGAATATAATTGTATAGTACCATCCCAATGTCTATACCTAGGATTCTTTTTTAAATATTTTGCTTCGGGAACTTCAAACGTAAAGTAATCTGCTAGTTCTCTATGAACATATTCTTCTGGAGAATGAACAGTAACGTATACTTCATTCTTCTTTTTGACTAGGAGGTGTGTCATTACTGTCCATTGATAAATTTCTCCCACTCAATAGCACTCTTGACTTGGAATCCTCTGTTTGATATTTGTTTCATTACCTGATCTAACCAGTAAAGCATTTGATCTAGGTATTTAATTTTCGCTTCTAGGTTAATGATCTCATCATCAGACTCTAGATATACTTTCATCTTTTCAGATGTCTTGATACTATTGCCAAAAGGTTTTTCGGCATATACTCTTGCGTCAGCTTCTCCTCCATAGTACTCACGCTTTTCTTTTACAAGTTTGCGAACTTCAAATTCAAGTGAGGTTTTAATCTGAGATATATCGGTATAGTGGTTTAAGTATTTATTATGGCAGAAAGGAATGTCTAATGCGATCTGTCCTAGATCAGCACTATATTGTTTATTCTTAAATTGAAAATCTACGTGACTATCTTCTGTCCAATCTGCTCTAAGTTTTTCAAATTTATTACGAAGGGTTTCAAAATTCATGCAAATGGTCTCATCTTCTCATCAAGTATATCGTACTTCTCATACTTAAACGTAACGTCAGCAAGTAAGTAGTCTACATCTCCTACTGTAGCATCAAACGGTACTCCTGACAAGCTTATTGGGAATAAATTAATAAATTCTATTACGTGATTTACATTGGAATGAGAGGTAAGAACAAACAACCTACCATTAGAATATAAATCTGGAGTTCCTTCAGCAGTTCTAGAATCAGCAAGTCCATAAGTTCTGATCCAATTATGAATAGAGTAATAATTTTTTAACTCTTCATCTATCATAAAACGAACAGTTAAATCACCAAATGATACTCCACCACTAGGAGCAATAGGTACACCTCTGAAAGGTGTCTGAACCTCAGCAAATGGCATTGATATATCTGGTATAGATGCGGATTGACAAAAGAAATCTACACCATGAAATAACTGTAGGTCTAATTTAAACCCTACAGGTATTAAAAAGTTTCTATTTTTTGGTTGCTCACTATACCAATTAGCAGCCATGTCAATTCCTTAAGCTAATTACTATTTAGTATACCACCAGTACGGTCCTTCACCAGGACCTCCTGTGTAATCATCATCGTCATCATCATCCCATGTTATATTAATGTTGGGTGGTTTCTTTTTCTTCCAACTTTTTACTGTTATAATTGTAGCTACTGTCACAGCAGATACGATAGGTGAAGCATAAATTAATATTTTTTGTAACATCTATTGCCAATACTCGTCAAGTACATCAAAGCATCTATTAAGGTATTCATTCGCTCCTATACATTCCCACTTACCTTTCTCTCCTATCTCACACTTGTAGTGTAGTTCTCTTTTGAGTTGCATGAGTCTGTTAGTCATTGCGACTTTATCTAATCTACCGTTCATGATAGTCTTTTGTTATATGTTATTATAACATATTTAATAAAAAAAGGGAACCCGAAGGTTCCCTTTGATTTGATATCGTAACCGAATTACATTAGGTTTGCAACACGTACACGTCTGTAGTACTGGTTAAGACCTGATCCGAGTGCTTCAGCATCAGGAGTACCGTTCGCTTTAACAACGAATGGGTTAGCAACCATACCATAACGTGTCTTAAATCCAATCTTAGGTTGGAATGTGTCAGGACCAATTGATCTGACCATTTGTAGAGGTACATATGGGCAGTAGAATAATCCAGCGTCATAAGGAGATGTTCCTTTATAACCAACAACATAGTACTGGTTCTGAGCACTGTTTGCTGAGAATGGATCGATATACACTCTGTACTTACCGTTGATAGTACCAGCAAATGTATTACCAGTATCGTCAACGTTAAGATTAGCATTAAGAGCAGGAGTGTAATCAAGTACACCAGCCATTGTTAGAGCAGAAGCAACGTCTGCAGAGCAAAGGATGATGTTACCCTTTCCACGACGTGTTCTTTGAGCGATTGCGTTAGCATCTCTCTCGATCTGGAATAGAAGTCCTTTGAACTTCTCAACAGACCAACGACCATTACTGTCAACGTCTAAGTCGAATGTACCAGCAGTTGCTGTATTTGCCTTAGCTCCTGTCTTAGCAATCTTGTAGATTGTTCTGATGATTTCAC